ACAAGTAAGGAACCAAGTAGAGGAACAAGTAAGGGACCAAGTAAGGATTGAATTTAACACACCCATTAAATTTTATGAGCACTGGTTTGGTTGTTGGGATTCCCCATGGTTGTCTTTTTATGACTATTTCAAAAAAATGGGAATTGTAACTAGTGATGACTTTGACAAGTATTCACAATTGAATCGTCAGGCATTCAGTCTTGTCATGTTTGAACATTTCATAGTAGCGTGCAAACTACCAAAAAAGACCCATATCCAAGACAAAGGACTACATTCAGTATCTGGTCCTGCTATAGAATGGAGAGATGGCATCAATACCATATATTCAATACAGGGTGTGACATTCCCTGCAGAGACTCTCTTAGGGGAATCAGAACTATTCAAAGCAGTAACTAAACGAGAAATGCAAGTGAAGGATGTTCTAAAGATATCAAACATCGAGCAAAGAAGGGTTGCAATGAATCATTATGGTATGGATATGATATTTGATCATCTAGATTCTAAACTACTTAACAAGAGTAATAGAAACTCAAAGGCTGAACTATATAAAATCAAGGATATGGTCCCAGATATAGACATACTAATGGTAAAATATACAGACCCCTCAACTGGCAGACAATACATATCCCAGGTTGCTGATGAAAATGAACACGATGATGATAAGTCAATAAAAACAGCCAATGAAGCTATGGCTTGGAAGTCACAAATGTCATTGAAAGAATATAATGAATTGGAGATAGAAGCATAATGACAGTAATGGAATCAAACAACAAAAAAATTAATTTCATGCGACATGGAGACCGAAACTTTAGGACGATAGAAAGCATAGGACTGGATAAAATTCCTTCTGATCTTCCACCATCTGAGAGTAAGATTGTAGGGGTTGGCGAATCATGGCACAGACATAAGATATCAGGACAGTGTGTAGTGTATGATATGCCAGAGCCACAACAATACAAATACGAAGGAAGAACCATACTCGTGGACCAATTCGTGGATGTCTTAGAAGACACCACGGTAACACATGAGGAGCACCATGAAATTCCAATACAAAAGGGACAGTATGCATTAGTTCCAGAACAGGAAATAGACATACTAGAACAAAAAACTAGGAGTGTATTAGATTGAGTTCAGATACATCATCCGACCCACAAACCACTTTTTTTAACAACAATAAAGATACCGAGTCATATGACTGGCGTTCCACAAAGCCACAAAGGGACATGATATATGACACCGCAGGCAAGATGAGCAAGAAAGAGGCTTCCCTCTGGTATAAGTTAGGACGAGCCATAATAGAAAATAGACCATCTGAGTCAAACAGGCATGAAGGAGAATCGAATAAGCAATGAGGATAACACTACCACAATGCGAATGCAAACGATGCGGTCATCCTTGGACACCAAGAAAATTACTGACCCCAGTAATGTGCCCTGTTTGTAAGAATAAGAACTGGAATAAAGAAAAAGGAGTTAGCTACGAGCCATGATTAATTACACAATGAGTTATGAAACCGCGACCAGGTTCTTTTTGATTACAACGGCTATTCTAATGTTTACAATATCATTATTCTCTGTACTATTTGCATTAGCCTATCCTTGGGATGACCCAGTATTGGATATGAGGGCAGATACTGACACACAGTACGGCTTTAAGCAAAACGAGATAACTGTAACCGTAGAAAGCTGTGACAGTATCAAAAACTCATGCCACTACAAGAACAGAATAGCATATGTGGATTTCACCATCGATATATATGATATTACAGACGAGGATAACCCGGTGTTTGTAGAGACATTTGAGTCAAACACCAGAATATTGGGTATCATAAGCTACCCAATATTCATAGATGAAAAATACGGCTCACACTCTGAGTATCAGATTATAGTCACTGGGTACCATGAAGATCAGATAGTAACCAAGTCGATGTTATTTTGGACACAGGAGAAGAACTATTGACTGAGATAACAGACCTAAAATTTAATTATAACACTGACATTCCTAGGTCACTTACAATACGTGTAAAAGATGGTAATGATGCTCGAACATTACGAGACAAAATCGACATAATTAGAGAACTACTAGAGGCAAAGGAGGAATCTGACTGATGGTTCTAGGTGCTATCACAGTAATTGTTGTGATATCGACATTTGGTATAGGTGTAATAATGGTAACTTCCCCAGTGATTCAACAATGGGAGCAAGACCAACAACAACAATGGGAGCAAGACCATGGAACCAACCAACCACCAAAAGAAACCAGTACTACGGGCGGAGACCCAATAATATTTGGCAATATAACCTATGACAAGCAATTCCCTGACCAAAAGCATTGGGATACAGTATGCTGGTTTGATTTCACTGGCAGTGGAGAAAAAGAATTCTGTGCAAGAAATATGATTGGAACCATGACCGTTGGGATTGACAATGATGGAGATGGAAGATTCACAACAGGCGATGAAATCTTTTGGAGTCTCACAAAGACATCCTATGAGGTAGCAATGCAATACGATTCAAATCACAATTACTGGCTAGATCCAAAAGATGACAGGTATGACGATATCATGGTTACTGACTTTATCGGCATGTACACACTAGAAGAACTGGGAATCAAATCGGTTCACCTGCTACCTGACCGTACATTTGAAAATGACTGCTTTGGTGTAGGCATCTACGCAAACCCAGACACATATGTAAAGGACTGGGCTTATGATCTATGTGTTAAGAACGGGGGCTATGTTAACACTGAATACATAATGCCTAATGATATTAGAATAGTGGCAACCAACTATGATGGGATAAAGATGTTGGATGGCAATACAGTCGATACAGTTGCAGCCGTTCAGGGGTACTGGAAATGACTGTTAGTATATGGACTCAGATAACAGTCTCAAGGAAGGAATTTGACTCATGGGTCAGTGCAATCATCAAAAGGAATGAAGGGAAATGACAACTAAAAAGTCACTTTTAACTAAACTCGACTCATCAAACATGTGCAAAGTAAGCTTATTACTAAGTTGGGGATTAAAGTCAACATGACAGTTGCAGTCACACTAATCGTAACCGCATTACTTATATCCCAAGGAGCTGATCTTGATGATACCACTCTACAAGAAGACCCACCAATAACCCCACCAGAAGAACAGCAATTCAACGGGAACGTGAATCTTGACTATACATTAGGGCCACTGGTAATAGAACAAAATAATCTAAACTGCACAAAGGCAAAGCCGGGACTATCAGTTGATATCATACTTTGTGACGACCTGCAAATAAACATAAAGCGCTTTGACGCATCATTGGCATCAGACAAGATTAATGCATTACACCTTGAGAATGAAATACTAGGAACTGAGAATACGGGACTAAAAAATGAGATAATCGATCTTGAGAACCAACTAGCACAGTCAGGAGGATCTCCAGAAGACACGACAGAGCTGGAAAATACCATAACCGCATTGGAACTGTACATTGATGATTTACGGGAGGAAAACACCATAGTCAAGCAGCACAATCAGGATCTACAGATGGAACTAATCAACATGAACAATGACATACAGGATATCGCAGGCAACACAATGAAACTGTTAAGCAGTGTAATGGGTGATTTGAAACAAATAGAATGGGATATCGATGAGATTAAAACTGAAATAAAACCAGTCTTGCCAGAGAGATAACCATAATCTTAAATACACCACCCCCACCACCTAACATATTGACAAAAAAACCAACATGTCCCAATTGTGGGCATGAACCAAAGGTCACTACCAATGCAAAAAGAACAACCTGCTCACAGTGCGATAGTAAAATATCCCTAAAGGCAGTAGTTGCAATTCTTGCTACGGTTATGATGTTAGCAGTCGTTCCTAATGTCTACGCTGAGATTTCTGTTACTCAAACTGGATTAACCCCAGAAGAACAAAAGGTCTTAGATGACATAGAACAACAAAAGGCAGAAGGTACATACGTACAACCACCAGAAGCCCAATTAACTGCAAACATACAAAAGTATTCAGAAGATGTCTTAACATCAATACCATTCCCAGTCTCACACCAGTATTGTGGAAGTGTTGAGTGGAATCTTAACACCCCAGAGATAACATGTGTTTATGTCGGGAAAACCAATACTGCAATATGGACTGCACAAGATGAAGCCGATGCATTATCTGAGAAACTAGAAGCTGACGCTAAAAGCTATGAAGAAAGAGCAATGGCACTAACAGATGACCAGAGACAGATAATAGCAATACAAAACACATTGGATGATCTATATCTAATAGAAAACCCAACTATCTCACAACAAAAGCAGATTGATGTACTTACAGAAGCGAACTACTGTACCCTTAGAGGGATAGGCAATTCAGAAGCAACTCAAACCAAAGGCTTCTTTGAACTACCAAAGGATGCAATCCAAATTATTAATGGAAAGTTAGTAATAGTAATGCCACAAGTTGAGGATGGTAAAACAAACGATCTTAAAGATAGAAGCCCTTTTGCAAAATCAAGTTTGCTTGTGGAGGAATGCAAAGCTCAAATCATTCATGAAAATATAGTATTACCAAAACACTATCAAGACATGGTAATGACAGAGGATGATTTCCAGCCAAGACACCAAGATAAGGCAACCGTAAAGACTGCCATGCCATCAAGGAATGACAGTGACTTTGCAACAGAGGAATCTAAATCAAATGATATAATCTGTAACAGCCAAAACTATAGTGCAAAGTTCAAGAAGCAGATGGGGTGTGAAACTGACATAGAGTATGAAGGAAGCTTCAAGAACACAGGAGGCCTGACTACAGAAGATGCAGTGCCACAAATCAATCATAGAATGCATGAACTAGTATGTGGAATAATCCCATACGGACACATTGTAAATGACAGTCACGTAGCATATCTTGAGGATTTGCAGTCAAAATTCAGTTGTGCACAATATGAAAGATTGATACCTATCGGATTCTTTGATCCTCAAAACTATGATAAGGATATGATAGACGAGAAGATAGCAGAATACTTGGAGGCTCAGAAATGAGCATGCCACAACCACCTTTTTTATTAAACGATAAAACATTAACAGTAGATGAATTTGCAGGTGTAATACCAAAGGAGGGATATCTGGTTAAGGTATATTGTAAAAAGATGTCCGTAGGTGTTGAACTCAAGAAACAAATCCTAGCATCTCTGAAACTAAGGAGACTGGTAGAAGCGGAAATTGATAGAATCATAAATCTTAACCCCCATCGCATATCGTGGTATACACGCCAGCAACTTTTAGAAAAACTATTAGAGGAAAGTAAGAAATAATGCCTAGAGGAACACCAACACTGGGATACCCCAGACCTAGAACGGATTGTAATTGTAACGAGTATCATAGACCTAGAAGTTCAGCACAGTTTTGTGAATGTACATGTCATGGGGACAATGAAATAATGTATTATGAAGTAACAGAAGAGGTTAAAGAATAATGCCGACTACACTATGCAGATCATGCGGAGGGGGGGAATATGGACCCATTAAATACGGACAATGCCCAGAATGCTACAAGGGAGGTCACTGGAAATAATGACTCTACGAGTATATTTAAGACAACCAGACGGCAAGACTCATTTTATAGATTATGGCCTTAACGCAGATAATTATGATGGTATAATCAAAACTGAACTCAGGACTGAATCATCAAAGGTCAAGACATACAGTGGGTCTAAATGGGTGGGTATACCTGAAATAGATCATCCCATCACCCTAACAAAAACAATTCACAAGAATAAACAGAAAAAGAAACTACCCGAATATGAAATCTTTAACCATAAAGTACATGATACCGATAGAGAATATTACTGGGTTTCATGTGTATGCTCTAATTGTTATCATAACACACAGGCAGCAATACCACGAAAACAAAAGATAGACAAACGTGGATTCAAATGTTTAATCTGTCCTAAATGTGGTGTTGAGAAATCACTGCATTATGCCAGATATAACTATTTAACAAAAAAACATGTGGTGGTTGGTAAATAATGACTGATGATTCAGGTGTATTTGTTACATATGATATAAAACATATCATCAAAGTTGAAATACCATTTAATGATTATGATGAGATGTGGAGACTAATGTTTACTCATAAAATCGCAGAGAAAAATAATGACTGAAGAAGAAATATTATGCAATGTTAAACGTGTGATTGAGCCTTTTGGGTTAAAGGGCATGATTGATTACTGTCCACATTGTAATGACGTGTATTGCTTTGTTGAATCTAATACTAATACTATCATGGTATCTGATGAAGGCCATAGACCAAAATGGAATGACTTATCTGGTAATGGTAATGATACGGAGTTAAAAGATGGAACTAAAGATTAACCTAAACAGAGACTTTTTCAAAGGAGTAGTAATTACAGGCGTGTTGTTAATCTCAGCATGGTATGTGATGGTGTATAGATCATGAAGATATTCAACACAGAGAGAGAGCAGATAGCAGTACTTACTACGGTGATAATTACAACATTCTCATTTCTGGTGTTCTATGCGTTAGGGTTCTATGCAGGGAGGCAGCCTTGAAGTATGACCGCTGGTGTAAACATTGCAAATTTTATCGTGGACACGGTGCTAATCTATGCACGGTTTACTCAGAACAATTACGACTTCATGGTAAATCTAGGATCCATCTATATGAGTTACTTTATCCCATCAGGAGCACAATCTGGCAATGAGTAAAAAGAAATTATTGAGGAATTTTAACCTGTTTGGTGTCCCTTGTGTCGAAGAAATAGCGGAGGTAACGGTTACAGATGACTGATATCGACTTTGAGACAAGTTAGATAGACTTAAAAGACTCAGTTGTTTCTATTAAACAGTTTGAATGACCTCAGGGAAGAGAGTGTGCAATCAAACTCTCAATTAAACAATGGAACTATTTCCAAAGTCCCCTGTGGGGACTTTACTAAAACAGACATAGAATTTCTATGGGATGAATACAATACTACTATGAGTGAATTTGACCAACCCAAGGAAAGATACACAAGGCATCTCAGTGAACTAATCAAAAAACTAAGAGACGTAACATCAAAACTAATAGAGGCAGAAGCAATCCCCGGATACGAGATCCAAGACACTGCGGGATATGTAAGAAAGCAACTCAAGGGGAGAGGTGTACCAATAAGCAATCATTACTATCAATATTTTGAACCCGACCAAAAAAGGGACTGGCAATCAGACGAAACAAAGAAAACAAACTCCAAACATGAGCATGACTGGGTAACAAGTGGAAAATCATCACTAGGGATAATGAAAAAATGCATGGGAGGGGCAGACTTTGTATGTGAGGCAATCATGATAGACGGGAAACTGTATGAGCATACACCAAATGAGCAACAAGACCAGGAACTTAACCCAAAAAAGAAGATCATCATCCCACCAACAGGCATTATGGTAGTTGTCAAGGAAATGCAAGCAGCAGCAGACAGGCTTTACGACTTTGCAGGGGTAATCAAAAAGAACTCACAACTATACACAGAAGCACAGATAGAGGCAACCAAACAGGACATATTTCTAATCAACAGGGCAGGAGAATTTCTAATCAAGACAGCAAAGAACAAGAAACAACTAATCGATCCACTCACAATGCATCTACTCGTAGTGGCATATGCAATAGAGACACAAAATGTAGCAGGGGGAAGATATATCATGGCACGCCTGGATCTCGCAGAAAGGAGACACTCTGAGGGGGTACAATTCTTTACTGAAGTGGGGCAGTTTGCAAAGCTTATCTCAGAGAAACAGACCAAAAAGGCAATGGAGGGCAAGATAAAAGAGGTCCACCAAAGATACATGCCATTAGATGCAGAAGATGCACAGGATAGGGGATTCTCAGGACAGCAATGTGATAACTGTCTAGGGTATTCAGTAGGGTATGAAATGGTAGATAATCCAAACTATGACAAGGATAATGACCCAGTACACATGAAAAATGATATGTCGTTAATGTGCTATTCATGCTCATATTTGCCAAAGCCTAAGAAATACAAGCTACCAAAACAAGCACCTACAATTTCAGTAACATGGGATACTATTAATGAGAACAATGCCTGAAGAAGTAACAATCCCAACCCCAATACTGAAGGATATTGACTCTCTAAAGGAGAACAAACACAACGTAAAACAACACCCCGAAGAACAGGTTCTCAGACTGGTCAAGGTAATGCAGTTTGAAAAGAAGTTTGTCAATCCATTACTAATTGATGAGAAAGACAACATACTGGCAGGGCATGGAAGGATACTGGCAGCAAGAAAGCTAAACATGAAACAGGTCCCATGTGTTGTACTTGACGGATTAACCCAGTCAGAAAAGGATGCCATAATGATAATGGATAACGAGGCTGGTGTATCCCCCTGGAACGAGGAAAACCTCAGTTTCATACTAAACAGGACAAAGTTTGATTTTGCAAAGGTCGACATGGATTTTAAGGAGTTCAAACTAGGAGACCCCAAAGAGGAAACGGACGAGATACCAGAGCCACCAGCAGAGCCTAAGAGTAAGTTAGGGGAGATATACCAGTTGGGAAGGCATAGGATAATGTGTGGCGATGCTACTAAAGATCTAGACAAACTGCTTGAGGATAAAGAGATTGATTTATTATTGACTGATCCTCCTTATGGCATATCAGTAGTGCAGGGGGGTGGTATATGTGGAGACGGGTATGGGTTTAACTCTAATTCGGAAGAGTCGTCAATGTTAAATGGAAAGATGATACATAGAAGATTATATCGTAAAATAATAGGGGATGATAAACCATTTGATCCTACATTCTTACTCACATTAAGCAAACAGCAAATCTTATTTGGTGCCAATCACTATACAGACAAACTCCCCAAAAGATCCCACTGGCTTGTGTGGGACAAAAAACAGGGTGATCAAGAGGTGTATACTGATAACTTTTCTGATGCTGAGTTGGCTTGGACAAGTGTATCTGATAAGGTGTCCGTAAAGACATATCGTCATACTTGGAATGGTATGACACGTCAAGGGAATAGGGATGAGGAATTAAAGGATCGTGTCCATCCAACACAAAAACCAGTGGGGTTATTATCAAACATACTCAAAGACTATTCAAATAAAGATAATTTCATATTAGACTGTTATCTAGGCTCAGGCTCCACACTAATTGCATGTGAGCAAACAAATAGAATATGCTATGGAATGGAAATAGACCCAGGTTACATTGACGTAATCATACTGCGTTGGGAGAATTTTACAGGCAAGAAAGCCGTCAAAATAGTTCCTTAATGGGGTTAATCTCCACATTTCATACATAAGATGACATTCAACGATAGAGAAATACTTGTTGTGCAAACAATGTGTATGAGACTATCAGAAAAGGACTCCCTGAAATGGCTAAAGCAACATGGGTATGATATCAAGCAGGCCACATTCTATAAGATAAAGGCTCATATCAAAGGCTCAACTGAGAAGAGAAAGTTTGACTTGACAAGAGAGGGACTATGGGAGCAGCACTTAGAAAGAATTGATCAACTAGAAACTATACTAAAGTTAACCTGGCAAAACTATCATATGGAAGACTTACCATCAAGAAAGGTAAGAATCTTAGAGACAATAGCTAATTTACAGCCATTACTATCAACATATTACCAAGCATCTCAAAAAGTAACTGAGCATGATATCCAAAAGAGATTACCAGATCTCCGACATTTATAACTTTGAAGAGTCAGTAGATGACATACTGCCTGACATCCCTACAGATAGGATAGAGTGGGAGTACGCATGCAGACCAAAGATAAAAGGAGTACCAAACAGGCTCAAGTATTTACCAATGTTACTGGAAGCGGTATTAGACAAGCATCCTTGGAAACAATATCTATGGGGAAGGCAATGGGGTAAGACAACACAGTTTGCATCCGAGTTGGCATATGGTGCAAGTACCAACCATGATTATGATCAGACATACGTAAACTTTGAGCTAGAGGCAGTAAAGACATTCTCAGATAACAAATTCAGGAAAGATGTGTTCTCAGTATATCCACTATCAGAGTATATTGAAGGCGTGTCCAAGTATGGCTCAATGTCCAAAGTGACACTAAAGACCAATTCAACAATAGACATGATCACAGCATTGCACAAATGGATTCACGCACAAGGAAAATCAAACCAGAAGATGATAGTAGACGAAGGCAATGACATAGAGTGGGAAGGATTTCAAAACGCCAGAGAGACACAGGCTGACACTATGGGAGACTTTATGGTTGGCGGGATTGGCGGGTATGTTGACACCCAATATGAAAGACTATGGAAGACCACAAACCAGATGACTTGGAAGTTTAGGCATGGTGAGGACTACAAGGGGTATGAAAACATGTCTTGGAGAAGAGAATTGGAAAGACGATGCTTTGATGAGCATGGGCTAGTATATGATGATAATCTATCTGATGTAATGGATGGTAAGTGGGTACCTCAAGCACCAAAGAATTTCTCAAGGCATGGCTATTGGCTCCCACAAATATACAACCCAAGAATACCATTAACAGAAGCGGATGCAATAGAACTCTATAAAGTATCCCCAGAATTCTCAATAGAGTGGAAACTCAAAGACCCTGACTATACCAACTCAGAGTTTAGACGGAATGTCATGGCCGAGTTTGTCGAAGGCGATGTAAAGCCAATCACCACAAAGATGATGCTTGCACTCTTTGACAAGACAGTCGGGCTCACAAAAGCAGCAGACGTAGATCATGCAGCAGGTAGGGTGTATATAGGAATAGACTGGGGAGGCGGTGGAAAGACCATCGTATGGATATGGCAATGCCTGGATGACAAGGCACCAATATTCAAACTGTTATGGGCTGAAAGAATGGAAACCAGTGATGTGGAAGAACAAAAGAATTTCTGTATTAATCTAATTGATGCATATGAAGCCTCACAGATAGTAGTGGATGCAGGGGGAGGGACAAGGCAGGTCCAAGCATTACAGACACGGTATGGTACACGATGCATAAGAAACTCATATCATGCAAGACCTGAAAAGCCACTGCCAACAAGGGAAGAGGCAAAGAAACAAAGAAAAGAATTACGATATGTAATAGACAGAACATTCTCAATTGACAGAGTTATTGATCTAATATCACACCCTTACGTGCAAGGGGACTTTAAATCAAACAGGGTAATATTGCCAGGTAAGAATCAGGAGGATCTAAAATGGGCAGTAAAGCAGTTTGTAGCGTTGGAATCAGAAACTGCCAAGCTAAAGAGCACAGGCCAGACATACATTAGATATATCCACAAGGACTCAGAACCTGACGATGCACTACAAGCCTGTAATTATGCATACATCGCATGGGATCTTGGCAGAAGCAAAGGAGGCGAGATAATCGGTGGTGGCCTTGGGGAAGAGGCAGACTTTGATAATGCCTTTGGAAATTATTAATAAAAGTAAATTCTAACTAACATTGAAAGGCTTCACGTCCGACCTGGTGTAATACGGTCTTAGACTATGGGGGCGGGAGATTGTAGATGAAAGGCTGCATGTCTGATAATGGCTGTTATGGCTCTATCAGACATCGACCAAGAGGCAGGGTTGTACAACCTGTTATAGGTCGTCCGCCGTTTACATTAACGAGGCGTCCAGGTTACGCCTACCTTTCTTTTGGCTTTTGTAGTGTAATGGCTGCATAACAGACTGTGAACCTGTAGGATGAAGTTCGATTCTTCACGAAAGCCCTTTAAACACTTCTCATTAAATGAATAACGGAGAAAATACTATTTGGCATCAAAAAAGAAACGTGTATCAATTAAGAAAAAAGCAGATAGTTCCATTAAGACAAGATTACCTCAGCCTAAATCTACTTATCCATTATCACCTGAACGTAAAGAACCACCCACAAAAAAGCAGGCACCATTTCATGCAGTAGGTGTAATGCAGTATGATGACGAGAAGATGACTGATTATAGCACTGGTATGTACAGTGATTTTACAGAAGAGCAAATCAGAACACATGTTCCAAATTATAATGTGGTGCCATACTCACACGGTGCAGACCCCAAACCATTATCAGCTAATCAAATAAAATCATACAAGGCAAGATCAAAGAAGAAGGTATTCTTCCCAAAGTTCTTCATGAATCCCTATCAAGACCTGGATTATATCGTGCTACAAGACATCTATGCCAATTCAATGGGTGGCAGAATCATTGACAGAAAGGAAGAGCTAAAGTTTGGCCAAGGCATAACTCCCGTATTAAAACTAAGAAACCCCAACGAAGCAGGAGATGAGGATGCACAAAAGGAACTGCTAGAGAAGGGTCAATACATCATTGACAAACTAATCATGATAGACCAAGCATTAGGTGATCCTGATGATGCCCTTGATCCATTTTTAGATACTGACGTTAACACAAAATTTCAAGCATTGTCAAAGAATGCATCTGTCTATGGCAGATCCATGATAATCAAAGAGTTCACAAAGAAACTTGTATTGCCTGACGGTACATCATACCCTGGCATACCAAACATTCTCAAAGTTGTAGCAACAAGGGACATGGGCTGGGTTGAAATTGATCAGGAATCATGGAAGCTAAAGTCAGTGCAGATTAGATTTACAGGTGAACAGGTAGTCCCACAGCAAATGATCTACATGGAACACGGCTCCAACAACCCAGTGTATAACGCATTACATTATGGATTCTCAGAGATGCAATCAATGATAGGTGCATCAAGGTCACTACGACAAATGATTGAAGTTGATTTCCCAACCATATCAAAACACGTGTGGGCTGGAATGGGCTTTTTGTTCATAGAGCCAGAAGGCACAACCCCAGCAGAAAAGCAGGCAGAACTAAACAACATTAACGCAGTGGCAAAGGTAGGCAGGTTAAACAACCTCATGATATCCCCTGACAAGACACGACTTGATCAAATGGAATTCTCACCAAAGATAAAAGAATTGGTAGAGTTGGCAGACTTTTTGATTAGACATAACATAGCACAAACAGGAATGCCTCAAGCATTGTTTGCACAGGAACAAGACAGTAACCGCAGCACATTAGTGCAAAAGGTCAGGTTCTTTATGGACGGGGTAATCAAGAACCAGCAAAAAGATGACGGTCAGCAAATAGGTAAGCAATGGTACATGCCCAACTTTAAGGCAGTATACAAAACGGACTCTGAAGAGTTTAAACTATACAAGGTAGAGGCTGAATTCAAGCCATTGAAACTGGAGGCATTTGATGATTCAGTGGAAGCAGTAGCCAAGCTAAACGAACAGGTACCTCTCACAACAAAGGCAATTGGTGAGTTGTTAGGCATTGATAACTTTGAGACAATGGTTGATCCAGATATGGACAGACCAGACCCTAACAAGCAAGGATTCGGGTTTATGGACTCTGAGGGAAAAGATATTAAGATGAAGAGAAAAGGATCCTCTAGTGGACAGTCAAAGCAAGACCCAACAAGTAAAGCCAATTCAACCAACAGACCAAAGTAAGATACTTGCTGAACAATACGCTGCTGTCCTCACTAAATTAGTTACATCAGACGAACCATTTGCATTATCCTCACAAGCTAAACAAATCCATCACATAGAGGCCAAACTGTTGGAACTCGGGCTAAAGATGAATATCAAACTAAACACGGTGAAAATATGACTAAAGGGCTCTGCCATGACTGTCATTCTACAAACGTAGAAATAATTGCCACCAATGACGACTTTCCATCATGTCCTACTTGTGCAAAGAAAAAGAAATCATACAAAGGTGTAACTGTAAAGCATGCCTTCAATGGTTAAACACTTCTGATTAAACAAATTCTGCAAATGTCTGCATGCAGTTCTTTGCAGCCCTACAAGAATTCGATGTGTTTGAGGAATTCAACGGTGAAAAGGGCAAGTATCTAAAATCTTTCTTAATATCTGATAAAGTTAATCTAAACGACTGGCAGGCCACGCATGAAGCCAACATAATGAACTTAGACGATGCCATTGGTCGGCCTGGCATTCATTATATCAATGCTGAAGGCAAAAGAGATCACACTGGAGCCACCACTAAAAAGAAATCACTACAAATTCAAGAGCTGTATAGGGCAGCATCAATACTTGCCGTGGGCTCTGACATGGCTACTAGAAGAATGTGGCAAGTATCCAAGATAATAAACAACAAAGTCGCAAAGTTAATTGAGGCAGGAGAAATCAAATTTATCAGTCCTTCAATATGGCCTAAAGAGAACGCAGTTGAACTAATACCAAAGACAGACGGTGGAGAAACATCAATAGTTCATGATTATGACTGGCTACATTACGCATTTGTAGACGAGCCAGCATATGGGGATGAAGCATCCATCAAGTCATTTTGTGATGGTACATCAAAAGACTGTATGTTGGAGTTATCAAAGTTCAATGCATCCATATCTGAGATTGAACCGCTGGTAGAACACAAGATAAAGATCCCTGACACTTCCAAAAAGTCACAAAACACTTCTGATAAGACTAATTCAAACAATTCCAAAACAATGGCAACAGAAGAAGAACTCCAAAAACAGTTGCAAGAGTCCAAAAAGGCTCTAAAAGCAGCTGAAGAGGAGCTTCAAAAACTCAAAGAAAAAGAGGCCAAACGCGCTCAAGAAGAAGAAGAGCCAGAAGAGGAAAAAACTTCCAAAAAAAGTAAGAAAGCCGAAGAAGTCGAGGAAGACAAAGAAAAGGTAGCAATGAAAGCAAGAATAGAAGTTCTTGAAAAAGAACCACTTGTGGAAAAAATCGTTACCAGTCAACTCGCAGCCGGAATCATTACCCAGGAACAAGTACCTTCTACTACTCAATCCTTCATGACAGCAAGCAAAGACGAGTTAAATCGCACTTTGTTAACCTCTCAATCATTTGAGGCCAAACTCAAAACATTCTCACCAGGCATATCAACCCCATACATGGGATCTAATGCTGGATCATTTGATGCTTCATTTGATGATATGGACAGTGAGACATTGTTAATGGAGGTAAGTGAAAATTGACATTCACAAAAGGAGATCTTACCCAACCCGGCAAACATAACGTACAAACTTTGCCCTTCGCAACTGGTACAATCACAAAAGGAAACTTTTACACACTTTCCGCAGGAAACCTAGTAGCCTTAGCAACCGACACCACCACAGCAACCGGTGTATTCGTTGCATTAGAAACTAGAGTATTCTCAGCAGGTGTGGTTACTGATTGTCAAGTCGCAGGTCCAGGTAGTTATGTTGTTGTAGATGCAGGTGGAGCAATCCAACCAGGCGGATATGTCGCAGTAGAAACAGGCAGTGCTGAAGTTATAGTAGGTACAGCAGCTGATCTCGCTGCAGGATATGTCGTTGGCAGATACATTAAGCACGCAGGTGAGACTAAAGCAACTCCGGCTGCAGACACTGAAACAGATTGTATAATTCTGTTAGGAGCAGTCTAGAAATGTCTGACAATAAAATATACACTTATCACCCCTACAATCATGCAGTCTATGCAGGTATTGGTGCAGAGCAACAAGACGTGTCAAAATCTTTTGGTGCATCTCATAAAAAGCTCGGACACATACGCTATGATGCAGCAACAAAAAGTCACAAAATCAGCTATGGCAGAGAAGCCAAACAAGCCCTTATGGCAATCAAAAAAAATGGTTACCATGCAGCAATCGGGGATAACTCCATTGATCACATCAATGCATTCCCATTACTAAGAGAACTTGTAGGCAAGCCAGCAGAGATTAACTTTTTGCAGCAAATGGGTCGAGATATCCCAGTTCCAAGTCTTAATGCAAGAATTCCTGAAAGGGATGCATACAAGGCACAACTAGGAGTCAAACCACTTCAAGAAGTTGACTTTACCAACGTAAAGTATGGAGAAGACAACTTTAATCTAACGTACAACGCAACCCCAATATTCCATCCAACTGAAGACATTATCAGAGGAGTAATCAATCCAATGAATGTCGACATGGAAGAATCACGTAGAGCCCTTGCAGAAGCAAGAAACGTCATGGTATTGTTTGCCCTAACAGGCCTAACAGATACCGACGTACTCGCAAACGATTGGGATGCAAAGACAAGTGGAGTAAGTGATTACAACCCAAAGAAAGACATCATGGAAGCAATTCAAGCACACTGGAAGACCAACTTATCCAGAATCGATTCATGGGCAGTTAACCCAGTTGATTATCAAAGATACGAAGGCAATGACTTTGTAAAAGGATACCAACCAGGATTAGATGTTGTGAACGATGGTATTACTCAAGTTAGAGGAATCCCAGGTTTGAACGCATACGTAGACCCAATGGTACCACTCGGAACCGTCTACTTTGTAGACAGCCAAGCACTTCTCAAAGGTATTGGTCCAATGCAAACAGAGCAATGGAGAAGACCAGAGAACAACACTGACATGGGCATAGCAAGAGACTACTTCCAATGTATTCTAATGAACCCATCCAGATACGGCTTCAAGAGTGATCTAACATTGACTGCATCAGGTGACACAGCAGATACTGAACCAGCAACCCTAGAGGCAGCAGCTTCAATTCTCGGAACACCAACGACTGTAGCAAACCCACCAACAATATCGAGTTAGGTTTCAAAACCAAATACTTCTTTTTTTATTTTAATTAGACAAAGAGGATATCATGCCTGACACAACACCACTACGAAGAACCCCAATAGGGGCAGATCGTGGAGGATTCAAGGACGTAGAGACAAACAAACTTTCTGATCATTATATCACAGCAGCCAAATTCTATGGAAATAGACAATATGCAGATATTGCTCTTATCCTACGAGGTAAAACACTCAACTAATGGCCACTGATTTTAACTTTGAGTTCTTTGTCTTACCAATGACAAAAGCCCTTCTAAAGTTCAAGGATGGTGATGAATCAGAAGATGCACTGCTTATGGGAAGCATAGGACTAAGATCCGAAAGATGGGTAAAGAACAGACTCATAGCACATTCAGACTCTTTCCCACTGGATACAGAAGATCAGGAGTCAGCGATATCCGCAGCATGTAACAAGGCAGCCGAACTCTACAAGAAACATAATAACAATACGCAAGGTGCAAAGGATTTCAGAGAGGCCGCAGATGATGACATGGAATCACTACTTATTGCATTGCGAGCAAGACCAACAGCAAGAAACAAGATTGAGGTTGCATCGCAAACATATGACACTGAACAGGACACATTATTCTCCCAAGTTCTAAGATAACAATAATTACTTCTCTTTATTTGATTTTTGAGAATTAACATGATTTAGGTATGGTTAATCTTACTGTTAAGGAGGCAACAGACGCAACCGCAGGAGACTCTACAAAATATGGTGCTCCTGATATAGTCCAACTTGTTCAGGTCGCAAAGGGTACACATGCTACTGAATTCATACAAGCCTCATCCATTGAGACCACAGGCGCATCAGACGTTCAAACCGACCTTGATGCAAAAGCATTATCAGTACATACGCATATCATAGGAGACATTACAAGCCTACAAACAACACTGGACGGAAAGGCAGCATCAGCACATACTCACATTATAGATGACATTACAAACTTACAGACACTTTTAGACGGAAAGGCATCTTCTGTACATACGCATGTTATTTCAGATGTTACAGCATTACAATCAACACTTGACAATAAAATAGACACTATTTCTAATTTAGGCGCGTCTGGTTCATCCGTTCTTAAGCAGATCACAGCACAGACATTGGAAGCTAGAAAGATCATTGGTGGTAGCAACATCACAGTGGTTGAAAATTCTGACGATATTACAATATCATCTTCCGCAGGTAATACTGCCCCACCAGGATTCATCGATCCACGTGATGCACCATATAGCGTGGTCATGAATGATTCCAGTGACCAGCGAGCGGGCTTGCAAGCAGCAATGCAGGCAGCAGCAGATGATACTACAGTACGAGGTGTGTTCATACCATTAGGTACGATATTGATTGGTGCTCCATTATTACATTTTACAGAACAGCACCTTGTAGGCAATAGAAGCACAATAAAGTCACATAGCACTTTTGACTTTACTGAAACATGGACGGAAGCAGTGACAAGCCTTTCAACCATTGATTCCAAATCATACAGTCTGGGTGCGGGTGTACCTGGAACTGAAACCGTATCCCTCATAGTGGGAACCAATGGCACCACAATACACGGACTGGGAAGATACTTTATAGATCAAATGACATTCGACTGCGATGATCTGGCCACATCCAAGGCCATGTCATATACATTGCAGCAAAACGGACGATTCAATGATGTCAGGTGTGATGATTATACATACTGTGCAATGACACTGGAGGCAGGGCAACAGCACAATTTCCATAACTTTATGGGCGTCGCAACCTCAAATGCAGGCGGTTCTACTAATCAGATTATTATGCGTGGTGGCTGCAAGTTTATGACATTTACCGGAGGATTGAACCTTGAGAAATGTGGTGGCACAGCTATAATGAGCGGAACTGGTGGTGCAAGAAATATATCAATCGATCTGCTTCACTATGAGGCTGATAATAGCAACTATCCTAACGCTACCATGCTACAAGGGGCTTTAGGGGCAGTCAAGATCCATAACCTTTCGGTATCCATGGAAGGGGCTAATCAGAGAGTATTAAAGATAAGTTCAGGCGCAAACCTCAACGGTCTTGAGATAGAGAATGTTTATGTTAACAATCAGAGTGGCGATGTCATCTTTGTAGATGATGACGAAGGAGGTCACACAATTTACGCAGGTGTAGGAAACACAGGCAAGCAGGGGTATCAAAGAGAGATAAGCAAACTGACTATAATGCAAAAAGATGCTACTTTTCCAAATCATGGGCAAGTACATACTGCCATCGGTCACGGTGGGAGAATATACAGGCTTGGTGGCTCTCAGCTCACAGATGCCACGATGTCATTTAAACCCGCAACAGGTCAGACAGCAGGCAATATAGATTATATTGATTCATCTGGTACATTGCAAGCACGCGAAGGCCCAGACGGACGACCACAATATACGGACGATGACGGTACTACTTGGAAGAATATTCCTACACAGATAGACGGTCAGATCACAGCACATGTGAACGCAGGTACATCTGAGATAATTGCAGCCACCATAGGAGACATCCGTATGCCATACGATGCGACCATAATAGGGTATGAAATTACTTCTCCTAATGAGGTAGGCAGCGCAGTATTTGATATCTGGGTTGAAGACCCTGGCAATTACCCTCCAACCGTAGCAGATACCATCACTGGAGCACAAAAACCAACATTAACCTCATCCCAAAGAGTGGAGCAACTGTCCATATCTGGATGGAGTACCACCACTGTCACAAAAGGACAACATGTCATGATTGTTATTGATTCAGCATCATTATCTACTGATCTTAAACTAGTATTGTATCTGGAGCGTACGACATAATGGTACGCACAGCAGCCTACCCAAAAGGTGGCATTTCAGTAACTAATGTTCCTACTACATCAGGCACTTGGTTTATCCCTCCAATGGGAAACAACGATTACGTAACACAGAACCAGAAAGACAAGGTTGATTGGTATGCTGCCACTGATGGTTGGATGGGAGACCTTGAATGTTTCATAGATACTGATCCAGGAAGTGCAGGCGCATATTGGGAAATCAGACTGATGAACCTCACTACAGGCGAGAACATACAAATAAGAATTGAGAACGGTGAAACATCCAAACTCTCAAGACGTAACATGTGGGTAAACCAGGACGACCGTGTACAGATGGGACTCACCGCATCCACTGGTACCGCTCCGGCATCAATAGGAAAGTTTGAACACTGTCTTAATTGGAAGCCAGCCGTATCAACTGAAGACACCCACACAAGCTTTACCCCTGGGGCTGTTGATAATACAGTTACGGTGTATCTTTCCCCTGAATTAGGTGGCAAGGGTGGCTGGGGTACGACTACAACCGAACAGACAGTAGTCTCAAACAGTGCAACACTAGGCAATTTCCGCATACATAGACAGCAGGATAACTCACCACCAGGTGCTGGAAACAGCTTTGCACATTCAATGGTAAAGAACCCAGATGGCACGCCTGAAAAAGTAACCATTACACTTGACGAATCCAATATGACAGCAAATGCAGGGTCATCTACCATGTCCATAGTCGCAGGTGATACCCTCATAAGGGAATGTATTCCTACATCAACCCCTGTAACAGGAAGGGATAACATGGTCTATACCTTGGACACTGGCACATCTGGACAGGGACATTTCTTTGGAGGCGGTGACGATACATTGTCAACAAGTGCCACAGAATATAATTTCATAAACATGACAGGTGGCCTTTGGAACTCCACAGAAGCCAACAGGGTGTTACGATTTGCATCAGCCAAACGAATTACAGATATCAATATACTACTCAGTGGAACACCCACTGGAACTTACACATTTACCCTTATGTTAGATGGAGTAGCACAAGGCTCAACTGACATCGCAATTACTACAACCGGCACGACTGCCAGTCTTTCAGGGCTGACACTTGATGTAGAGGCTGGCGAGACACTATCAATGAGATGTGTTCCAACAGGCTCACCTACTGCTCGAACCGTATCATATGCAATGCTGTTTGAAGACCAGCCAGCTGCAGCAGACTTGCCAACCGCAGTTAACTGGGGACACGTAGACCACCCGGCAGACACATCAGCGAGATTTACTGCAGAACTTGGAGACGTTGAGACAGACGCGCAGATAGTCGTATCCGTTGACAGCGGACTTGCAAGCGAGGACTTTCTCAGCGCATCAACTGCTACTACCAGCATGAACTTTGATGGTATAGGGTTACTCCCAATATTACAGGTAGAAGTTACAGGGCTTACGGCAAATACACAATATTATTGGGGTGTCAAGGCAGATAGTACAACTGACACCAGTTACATAGGAGCATTCAAGACCCCTGACACAGCAAATACTGCACCTGCTGCAACCAGGACATACAACTGGATTCAGGTCAATGATGTAGATTATACGTTCATCGGAGGTACTGGTTCCGCATCGGGAGAGGTACCAGTATTTACACAGATAGCTGACAATGAGGATCCATTCATTATAGACTTTGGTGGAGACTGGGTATATCAGGATGTAGACCCGGCTGTTAATCCAATCACTGATGTCTCCGTATTTAGATCAAGATTCCGCTCTACTATGGTACTAGGCGATACCGTCAGATTACTAAAGATGTGTTGGTGGGCAAGCCAGTTAGATGATCACGATCTTGGGTATGATGCAGGTACCGAAGGCGCTCCACTGGACAACTCAGTAAGACAATCAATGTATCTTCTAGCCAAGCAGGCATACAGCGAACTCATGCCACACATAGGAGCATTTGCAGTCACTGGAACGGGAGCATGGACAGATCCTTACGTTCAGCGTGCAGAGATAGGAAGAATTACAATGCTAGTCACTGATCAGATGTCATACAGATCAGTAGATGATGTCAAGTTCTTTGGAGATGGCACAAGCTACGGAACCCCATCAGTCCAGACATGGGATCAAATGGCATGGATAGAACAACAGATGCTATTATCCCAGACCAACGGCGCAAAGATGATAATCCATCCTGGCGGTACATCCATAGAGGATACAAGTGAAGGATGGGGAATAGCCACATCAGAAAGAAGTGCATTCTTTAACTATGCTGTAAATAATAACGTGCCAGAAATGGTAATGATCCACGGTGATTCACACCGATTCTTTGCAGATGACGGTACATTGACCAATTCATACATGACAGGTGCAGCCACAGGTTACATAGTAGACTTTTCCTGTGCACCAGGCAAGTTTACAGTTACAACCGGCCCAGCAACTCCCAAACCTTGGTTTGCAGTTGATACAGATACTACCAGTACAGGTGGTGGACTCAACCAACAAATCTATGGAAAACTTGTACTCACAGACAATCCTGCTAATTATTTCATTACATATACATACCAAGGAATCGAGGCTGATGGAACGGTAGTCAACACCACAACATATTCAAACCTTGATACTCCTACAAGCACAGCCATCACATCACGAGCAGATCTTAACCCCGTACTTGATGACGTGGGAACAGAGGATTTCATATTTGACAGGGGACATTTCTTAGGTCCTGCAAAGATTGACTTTGATACGGAATCCCCTGGAGGAGGTACGGCCGTAGCGGTAACTGATTACACAGCGCTGACCTCATCCACGCAGACCAGCTCAGGCAATGGACCATTCTTGGTGCCTCTTACGATTGTAAACAGGACAGGAACCAACGGATCAAGAACGGTTATAGTCACAATAGACAGTCCAGACGCACGATGTACGGTAGGAGCTGATGCTAACCAGCAATTTACATTAACAGATGGTGTGGACGCTATCCCCACGCCTAGCCTTACTCAAATAGGGAGTGTAACCATAACATGACAACCATAACCAAGGATGCAAGCCCACCTGCAACCCAGGAAGAGGGCGGAAAGTCCACCACCAAGAAACAAAATGATATCATAGACCGAATAGGTGGAGAAACAACCCCCACTGC